GTGTTCTGGCACGCTCAAAAAATCGACCCCCCTTCCGCAAGTTACACGTTTTGCAGAGACTTTGTAAGTTATCCATACTGTCTGCAAGATTACCATCGATTAGCCGTCTTGGAACGATGTGATCGACATGTGTGGCATGTTGCCCACATAACTGGCAGGTTTCTTGGTCTCTTTGTAAGACTTGGGCTCTTATCCTTCTCCATTTAGATGTTGATCCATTATCTTTAAGGCTACTCAATGCCAGTTCTTTTCTTCCCAATGCTTCCATGCATTACATGGCTTACCTTGATATCTGTGATTAATGTAATTCAATCCCCAAGTTACTTGCTCTTGTGCAGTAGCAGTCTTTAGATACAGGCTTCTACCTTGTGGTATTCCATAGTGAGATCCATTGCGTGCCTTGTGATTCCATGCACTTTCTTTTCCATAAAGTCTTGCTAAACATCCCCATTCTTTACCTGAAGATATTTGTGATCTAGCAAATGATTTTGCTGATTCTTTAGGATCTATTGTCGCAGGTACAGCACTAGCCATAGGCAAGAACAGAGATATCCCCAACACTATTGCTACCACGCGAACTAACCGCCTAGCGGTTCGCGTTGAGCAGGTGGGCTGCTCTAGCCCTGTTAGTGTACCAAGCCAGTCAAGTTTATTAACATAATGGCTGGTCACATCGGCGTTTCTAATCTCCTGTGCTGTAAAATCCTTTTGCTTTAAAGATTGTAGGTGTTGCTTGGTAGACCTTGCGCATACTGTTTTGGCATACTGGGCATTCGAGTTCGTGTGGTTCATTGATCTTAAACTCCTTATCGAATCGAACATTGGCATCGCAGCCATCACATTCAAATTCATAAATAGGCATTATTGATCCTTCAACTGGTTATGTTGCATGTGGAGCATTCGGTATCCTCAAACATCCATGCGCCGCATTGCTTGCAACGTTCAATGTCTAATTCTCTCACATTTTGCTTGAATCGTGGGTAACCAGCCTTAACTAATAAATTAACCAGATCCTCAAAACGGATGATGGCGGCATACTCACGCGCATCTTCACCTTGTCCGTTTAAACGCAGGACTGCAAATCCAAGATCCCCCGAAATGGATGTGCGAGCCTTTATCTGCGCGAGAACCTGCTTGGGTTGAAATCCTGTTCTTGCCTTTACCTCTATGTCGAGATTAGGCACATTCAGAATGTCCTTACCCTTTCCGCGACCAACGGATGCGAATTCCCACCATTGCTGCAAGTACGATGCAACGACTCGCTCGGTCGCGAAACCTCTGTATTTTCTTGATTGACTAGCCATTAGTATTTGTTACCGCGTGGCACTTAATACATTGTAGAAACACATCATCGCATCCTAGTTTAGTGGTTATGGCTATTGGTTCATTGCATAGATCACAATATATAACTATCTGCTCTCTATCGCCTTCTGTAGTGATAATTTCGGCTGTTCCATCTTCAAGGAACATAAACATTTCACCCATTATCGTTCCTTTTGTCTTCCCCATGAGCCGTTAGGCTTAATTTCATACCAGATAACTTCTTCATCTTTAGGGCATCGATCTATCTCGCCGTTTGCAGAATGTGGACATTTGAAATGCCCCCAAGGTTTACCTGCCTTAGTAGTGCCAGTCTTCCAATACATCTCACCATGTCTGCAACGTGGAATGTCTTTATCTGTTTGTCCGCCGATAATCTCTTTAACCAGATCAACTGCTTCAGCAGATGTTTTTGGTGGCTCTACTGTTTTAGTAGTCCATAGATCATCGCTAACGTCTGGAATCGTTATCTTTTCTTGTAATCGCTTATCAAATGGCTTATTGGAATCTACCTTTTCCATATCGTCTCTTGTAGCAGTTTGTCCGCCTTTAAGGAGCGTGATTGCTCTGCCAAGACTTGATGAAGCAATATCTTCTGCGTAAAACCTACGCATGTTTGAGTTATATAAATCCCTAAATCCATGAGCGACATTAGTAACCGCAGGATGAGCATCATTAGCATCGCGCCAGATTTCAGCCTTGCAAGTGATATAGCCCTTTTCAACATCGTGATAAGTGATTTCAATGTTTTGTCTCCCCATCGGATAGTTATCTTGGAACCATTTATTTAACATGGCTACTGTCTCATAATCGGCTAAATTAAACATTCTTTTCTCCCTCTGTAAGTAATGAATAAATATGATCTAATGCATCCATTTTGCCTTGGTAGTAAGCAATATCAAATGGCGCTGTTGCCTGAATCTGGCATCTAAATATGACCGCTCTATTACGATCTGTTATCTGTTTAATTTCCTTTATGTTAGGCATAAAGTTCATCCTCTTCTGTGCGAAGTTCACACGCCAGAGCCAAGTAGGCACAGGCATCGATAAAACTATCCTCATGATTCGATGTTTCCTGAATTCGGCTCAATTTGACTTCAACCATCATTAGGCAGGCTTGCCAATCTGTTATAGGCATTTCCAATAACTGACTAAGACGTGCTGAGATTCTTTGGTGGTTTATTCGTGGTGATCCGTAAACCGCTCCACGATGTCCGATTACATCGGTAGCACTTAATAAAACTTCAGATGCCTTCATCTGCTAATGCTTTCGTAATAGGCACGAACTGCCTTGCGACCATCAATATAACCATCGTCATAACCGCAGTCCTGACCCCATCTAAATGCGCCGATTAGTGCAAGTACCGCCCCAATCACCCCAATGATAGTTAATGAATTAATTACCACTTCTGCTCCCATCCGCCGATATCTTCGGCTTCATGGATTAAGCATGGCATGGGCGACACCGAGAACCTAGCGTTTCGGATGTGATTTAGCCCACAATTATCGAGCGTTGCCGTACCGCTTCCCATGAACTAGAAACGTGCCATCCTTTTCGATGTGAATCATATCTACTTGGTACTGGTTGCCTATCTCGGTAACTACCTGAAACGACTGCTGCCAGTTCGCGGTTCCTCGCGTATAACCAGCCTGTTTAGGATCCATGAGATGCCCAGCATCGTAGCCCCTGATAATGCGCCCCACCTTGCCCCCTGAAGCCTCTGTAAAGGCTGATTGACCTGCTCTGTGAGTATGTCCGCAGATAACGTTAAAACCATGCCTGCGAGCCGCTCCAAGCGCTGTAAGACCTGCATTGGGGTTTATGCCCTGTTCGTCTCCATGTATGGCTATAAGCCTGTTAGAACCGCTCCCTGCGACTGTATATGGTGTCTTGTGGTAAGTCGCTCCAAGTTCATCGAAGCGCATAAATTTTGGATATTGTAATTCTGGTAATGCCAAGAATGCTGGAATCTTCTTCATAATGACGTTGTAAAGTCGATCCGTATGATTGCTTCGGATTACATGGGCTTCTTTTGCATATTGAAAGAATGACCAGAGAAGTTCGACTGTGTAATCTCGGTCGCTTGCTAAGGTTTGTTCAAACCAACCCATAGTGCCTTCTGTCCAACGCGAAATCATGGGTAGGTCAATTTCATCACCCAAAACTACGATTGAGTCTGGACGGAATGTCTTTAAAAATGATTCGATATTTCGACATACATGTGTGTCTTCATAGGGTGATTGAAGATCTGGAATAATTACTGTGCGTTTCATCGTGTGTCCTTTTGGGAAGCCAAGTAGATCGATCCGCCAGATGACGTATCGCATTGAATGGCGATGGTTATCGCCTTTTCTATCGCTTGCCTTGCTGACCATTCATCTTCGATATCTTGAGTTTTTAATGCTCCTAGCGCATAAGCGCCGCCTGAGCCTGAGACGTATAACGGATCCTTAGATCGCTCCCATGAATAATCTTCGAATATTGGGTAGATAACGCCATGCACGATTACTAGGAATTCCGAATCGTGTAATGCGTTTGAACTGTCTTGCTTCATATCGTAACCAGCATCTAAGAATGCTTTACGCATGGATGGAATAAATGACTTGGTTATGAACTTATCTAAATCACCGCGTGGCTTAGGGGGAACCCAGCCATGCTGCAAGATGTTACACCCACGAACGGAACCTGCGCCTGCAATAAGGTAAGCGCCATTCTTTACGATTTTAGGCGTTGCCATGTTAATAGGTCTGCCGTTATCATCTGTTGAAAGACTATCTGAACCAATTACTGCCCAGCCATCACCTTGTATCGCTGCCAGCGTAGTCATTTATTCTCCCTTGTTCGGAATAATTATGACTTATCCATTAACAAATCGTAGATTTTATCTACGCGTGTCTCTAACCGATTTACTTGATCTTTAATACTACTTCCACCATTGGGGCGTAATTCGTTTAACCAGCCGCGTACCAACCACTTCAACCCAATAAATAAACCAGTTAGGGTCGCTGTCGCTGCTGCGATTATTTGCCCCCATTCTGTAGCGCTCACTTCTTAGGCGTGGCGTAACCGAAAACGCCTGCTAGAACTGCCCACAAAATAGCGCGATAATCTACATCGAAGTTTGATGCTGCCCATGCTGATAGGAATGCGCCAGCAGTAAGGATTAGTGGATTCTTCATATTCATTTTATTGTCCTAACATGGGGATTTTGAAGAGCGAGCCATTTGCTTTACTCTGTTTTTTATTGAACGAAACATGCATGTGCGCTTTGTGCGCATTGCTACCCTTGTACGAACGCCACTTCCAGTTAAGGATTCTGGAACAAATGCGCCCATCGAATATAATGTATTTAACCCGATTATCTCCATTTCGCGCTGCGATACGAAGTTGATCTGCAAAATCGCCCATGATGTCTGGTTTTGGCTTTCCGTATAAATCTCTGTCGATATCAATGGCGCATACCCAGCCTTCATCGTCTGGTATGTGATCCGAGTTACCTCTAGCGAGATGGCGAGCATCTGCCACCCATCCATCGGAAGTTTTATCTCTGTCTGGATAGTTAGCATTTACCTGATCTCTAAGAGTTTCGGCAGCCTTAATTAATCTTGGTTTCATTATCCGAGAATAGTTTTTAGTTCATCTTCGGTTAAACCGAGTCGTGCTAATAGTGCAGCCTTTTTTGTTTCTTGATCTGCCTTTGCTTCGGCATAAGCCTTAGCAGACTTTTCTGCATCTAAACGCGCTTTTGTTTCTTCTTTTGTTTCATCGCGTTCTGTGATTGTTTCTTCACCTGTAATTGCGTTAAATTCTTTTTCTGTAATTTTCATGATTCTCCTTATGCGCTTGTATAGATGTAAACTGTGCCAGCATCAAAATTACCTGTGCTAGAAAATACCGAAACAGAACTAATTGTGCTTGCTGAATTGTAGAAACCACCAACATTGTAATTTCTCATGCCAGTTGCAGCGCCATCATCAGTTCCACCGCCGCTGGATTGCAACATTTTTTGACCAGTAGAATTACCACCTGTTAAATATAATGTTCCATGAACAAGTGAAGCAGCGTTAGCCCCCATTCTACCTAATGGAAAACTTGTAACACTTAAATTTGAAAAACCTACAAAACCTCCTGCTGAATAAGCGGTACTACCAATAAATTGGTTGCCAGCATAGGCATAGTTTGACCCAGTATCAGCATTAAACCTGATTGAAACTTCAGATGAAGCATTGGCGCTTGAAGCACCATTTACAACAACCGCAATCTTATCTTTTCCTGATATACCAGAGACAGTAATTGTTTGTGCTCCAGTTAATGCTGTGCCACCTGCGTTAAGAAGTGACCAATTTGCACCAGCCGAAAGAGCAGCCCATTCTGGAGCAGTTGCACCTGAATTTACTGTTAATACTTGTCCAGCAGTTCCCAAAGCCAATCGAGTATTTGTGTTTGCAGTCGATGAGCGATACTCAATATCGCCTAATGTGGTTGATGGGTTTAAGGCTTTTGTAGTTGTATCAATAGACGAACCAAGTGTACGGATAGCCGATGCACCATCCTTGACCAGATCCGTATCGGCTGGGGTTGCCCAGCCGTAGTTCGTTGTTGTTGGCATTCCTTCTCCTTTTTAGGCTACTATTGTAGCGTTATTCCAGTCTAATAATGGGTTAATTGTGGTCCAGTTTTCTGTGGCTGGTACGTTTAACCATTTAAACGCTTGCAGACTGAACGCAATCGGCGAAACGTTTAAAGTTACTTGCAGTTTGTTAAACCCAGCGTTAAAAGTCCATCCCTCGACAAACCCTTGAAATCTTCCGCCAGTCATGTTTGCAGGTAAATCTGTAATATCTACTGGTAAACCCATAAAGACTTGCAAGAGCGTATCGCGATCTGCATCGTCTATTTCTGGGTTAGTAAGTTCAAAAGTAATTGATTTAAATAGGCTTTGCGGATACGCACGCAAGGCTAGATAAAATGCCGCTTGGTCTTCTGCATCTGATTGGTTTTCAATGCTTGTAATGATGTTTTGAGCCTGAACTCCATAAAGTGATTGGCTTGTAAGATCTTCGGCTGTTTCCTGTGCATTAGCCTTATACGAAATGGTTACTTTATTGCGGATGTCTCCAATACGCCGAGATGTGGCAATTCCCCTAGATAAGGCGTGGTTTCCAGATATTTCTGTATAGCCGTTTGTAGCAAGATATTGGCTGCGATGTGTTGAGTCTGCATACCCGATTCTTCCCTGCGCATCTTCATAAATATAACCTGCGCCCGATGTGGCAAGTGATGCGACCAATGAATAAACGTCTGTAACGTTTGATGTTCTAGAAGTTAGTTCGTAGTCTCCGGGAACGTCAATCTCACCAAGTCCAGAATTTTCTGCATTAGCCCAAGTTTCTGTGGCGTTATATGTTGCCCATGTTGTAGCCGCTGGTATTTCATTCCAAGTGTTAAAAAGTAATGGGCTAAGAATTGAATAAATCTGATTGCCATCGAAGTCTTTGGATAGCACACCTTCGGTTAAGGCTTTAGGCAGTTTTGAAAGAGCGCCTAACGCCGTAACTGTAAAACTTTGAACTACTGCATTAGATCCGCTACTGCGAACGCTCTGATTAATGTCTGTAACGTATCCGCCGAAGATAGGTCTAAATGTGTTTGTTGAGTCTTTTACCTGTAATGTAAAAGAATCATTTACGTCAATGGGTACTGCTGATTGGTTTGTATTGACGATTTCTAACGTACAGTAACCTGCCAATGATTGTTGGTATATATCTGTACGCCCAGATGTAATCGTAAGATTAGCAAGGGTTACAGTTGTATATGTGCCACCATCTATTGAAACCTGCCATACTGGATTCCAAGCGGTCATACTGCAAAACCTGCTGAACCGAGTGTTCCTCGAGCCCTTGAGTCATTCATGATTTCTACAATTTGACGAGCGGTCGATTCCGAGTCAATCGCTCCATTAACTGTAATGTTGTAATTTGCACCTAAACCAACTTGACCTGTATATCCATTTGATATGCCTAAATTTGGAACACTTGGGGTTGGACCCGAATCAAAACTTGCTGAATTTACGCCCACAAATCGACCAACTGCACCAAGCGCATCTTTAATTTTTGCAATGATTCTAACAATGGCTTGATAAATAGAATTAAGTTTATCAATAAATGTTGCAAACAAACTTATAAGTCCTGAGATTACAGTTCCAAGAACCTTAAAGGCTCCACCGAGAACCTCACCTACGATTGGTCCAAGAGTCTTGTAAATAAAGGATGCAACAATTTTAAATAGATCATAAAGTGGCTCTAATTTGTCTTTATTATCTGCGATTGCTTTTCCTATTTTTCCAAACATATTGCCAAGACCTTCAAGAATTGGTGTAACTGTCTTTATAATTCCCGGAATTACAATAGTCGTTAATAACTCCCACCATTCTTTAATGACTGGAATTACATAAATTTGAATAAACTCAGATATCTTTGTAAACGCAGGTCCAAGAGTATCGCCTAATTTAGCAGCCATATCTGAAATCATTGGAATAGCCTGATTAACGAATAATGTAACCATTGGAGTAATCGCATCTAAAATGAATGAACCTACTGTTTCTTTACCTTCGGCAAATGCAACTTTTAATCGATCCATCTTGCCCGCAAAAGTATCTGCTTGCTTCGATGCTTGATCTTTAAATGTCTTTGCTAGAGCCTGAGTAATTTCATCCATAGACATGGTTTTAAGTTCGGCTGCTGAGAGTCCGATACCCAATTTTCCAAGACTTGCAGTATTACCTTCTACTGCTTTGCCCAACGCATTTGAGACTGCCTCTAAATTCTTACCGCTGCCAGCACTAATATCTAATGCAAGTTGCTGTAATTTAAGCGCATCACTAGAGTCTTTTGTGGCGCGGACCAAGCGCTCGAAACTTGGACGTAACTCATCATCTGTTTTACCAGTTAATAAAGATGTTTTAAGGATCTGTGATTCTACTGCTGCAATTTGTTTATCTGTTGCCCCAGTAACATTGGTAAGGGTTGCCGCTAATTTTGCCTGAGCCTTTTCATCTTCGATTGCAGATTTAACGCCATCGACTAATAGTTTTCCAGCATAGGCGGCTGCTGCAACTCCTGCTGCTGCAAATGCAGCGCCAGCCATTTTGCCAAACTTGCCAATTTTATCACCAAAAGATTTTGTTTGGGCTTCGCCTTGATTTAAACCTTTAGTAAAGTTATCAATATCGGCAAGAAGTTTAAGCGTTAATGCTCTGCTACCTGTTGCCATTATCCCCACTCTTTCAAAATTTTATTAAATGCTTCGGTCCATTGGCTAATTATGTAAGGCTGAATTTTGCGCAGTCTTGGATAGATAAACCATCCTTTAGATCCGCGACCTTCACGCCCTGACCAAACTGGAAACTGCTTGTATTTGTTAGATCCAAATTCTGAACCGCCCCAAATGTCTTTAGTAGTTGCTCCACCGCTAAACTTTTGGGCTGCAAAACCATAAGTAATTTCACCGATTTTGGAAGATTTTTTAACCTTTGAACCTTCGGCAATTCGACTAGCCACAGCCCTAGAATTAAGACTGTGCGCTGAGTCGATTACCTGCGTGCGTGCATATTCAGCAAGAGCGCCCGATTGCCTTTTGGCTTCTTCGGTTGCTGCTACATCCATACCTTTTAAGGCTTTGAATAGGGCAGATAATTGTGACTTATCAAAAGCCATTGCATCATTTGCCATTATTCCTCTCCTCTAAGATCTCGATTGCAGTTAATATATCTTCGGCTGTTTCCCATTCCCTGATAGGGATTTGAGTTGCTACCGCCAATTCTACTAGGAGTCTGCTTACGCTTCCTCTGGCATGGCTTTTGGGCTATCGGAACCTACTTCAACATCTGCTACTGACTCCATCCAAACATCTAAAGTTTTGGTTGGTTTGCCACCTGCATCACGTTTCATTGCGCTATGAGCAACGAATAAGATATCCCACATTCCGCCAAAATCCGATATGACCTTTTTAGTTGCCATTTCCCATTTAGCATAATCTGGTGGTCTTACTTGATAAGTATCTTCCGATCCATCGTTATATTTAATTGTGATTTGCTGTTGCATTACTTTGCTCCCTTAATTAGTTTTTATGAGAATGTCTCTGTTACTTCACCCTTTGAAACTTTGAAGGTGAAATCTACAGTCTGTGCATCTGTTCCAGCGCCACCAGCAGTAGGAAATTCTGGCTTAATTGGAAATACAAACTGCGCACCTGTTGCAGCAGTTAAAGTTATTTGAATGTCTGTATCTGGCGCTGTCTCTGCCGCTGCCCATAGTGCTTCGCAAACTGAACCAGTCTTACCCCAGTCTGCAAGCATTGAAAGAGCAAATGTGCCTTCTATATTTACAGTCTTGTATGCTTCGCCATCGAGAGTCTGGTATGTCTCGCGAACGTTTGTCTTTGTTAGAACTGCTGAAGTCGCTTGTGCTTCGATATCTGTTCCACCTGTGAAAGATAGAGAAATATCGCGACCTGTGATTACTGTGGTTGCCATTATTTATCCTTAGTTTGTTTGTGTGTAGTAAGTGGAAACTCTGATATCAGCGACCAAAACGTTCGATGCACCGACCTGAGTAACTGTTGGTTTTTCTACTGCTCCAATGGTGTATCCGACTGGAATTACCGCTAGAACGCTCATTATTAACTGCTCCAAGTTATCTAGGGATGCAGCGTTATTGTTATATGCAACGCCGCATGAGATCACTAGATTAATCTTTGTGTGAAGCGTAGTTTTGCCGATTGTCTCCAATTCAAGATATGGAGAATCTGGAACATTTACGCAAAATGGAACGCTAGGAGTCTCTGGCACAAATGCGTATACATTCGCTGCAACTGTGCTTAGCGCATTAGATAATGGCGTGCGAACTGTGTCTAAAATCGTGGATGCTGGCACTATTGCGCGATGCTCTCTACGTCAATGTAAGATCCAAGCAAGCCTGAAACTCTATTGAAAAGTGAGCGCCCCAAACGATATGGGCTCACGTTTGTGAAGTCCACGCCTTCCATCTGTCCGCCTGCTTGGTTGCGAGATGTAAAGACTTCAACCGATACCGCTAAAGTTGCTTGCTCTACTGCTGGGTTTCCTACATAAGTAGATGCGCCAGTTAAAGTCGCTGTGCCTGCTGGAATAATGTTTCTGAATAATACGTCTGCATTTGTGATGTTGCAGGAAAATGTGAAATCTGTTGGCTCTGCATTAACTGTGCGTGTTCCGTTAAATGGGGAACCGCATCCAGCAATAACTACGCTGGAACCTTCTGTAAATTCGTGTGGAAGTGTTGTATCAAATGTCGCTACGTTATCTTGTAAAACTACTGATTGAATCGGCACGCTGAAAGTTGTAAGCATTGGAAGAATTACAATTTCGGCGGCATCTATGCAGTCATTTAAAACTGCATCGTTGTATAAGGAACTAGACACGCCAAGAACAGCGCGTAATTCTGAGGCTGTAATAATTGTTGGCATGTCTAGTCCTTTCTACGACTGGGGGAGCGATCGGGAGCAACCGCCCCCCCATGATTAGTTGATTACGCTACGTTTAACTTACGGAACGCTGCTGGGTAGCGATTAACTACGCAGACAAAACCGCTAATTCCGATTTCAAGTTGTCCATTTGCCACGATGTTTGAACGAACCTGAAGTGTGCCAGATTCGTGGAAACGCATTGCATTTGATGGATAAACTAGAGCGTGCTTAGCATTTGCATTATCACCTGTGTAGTTAGCATCAACTACCAAGTTAAGACCTGCAACTGTGCCGTTTGTTGAGCCTTGAGTAATTAAACCAGCCGCATTTTGGCTTGCTGCTGCTGCGAATAGTGGACGTTGTGAACCATCTACAGCGCCAAGTAATCCTGCGAAGTCAATTCCGTCTTCTCCACCTGTTGTTGCAACAAGAATGTTGTTAGGTGTTGAACGTGTTACGCCGTAAGCATCTGAAATACCTGCTGCGATTGCCTTGTAGATTGTTGATGAAGATGATCCTGCTGCTGCCTCTGCTGCAATTTTTGCTGCGTAGTTATCTGTCTTCTGTGCGTATGATGCAGCGAGTTCGCGTAGATATAAATCAAGGAAAGATGGATCTGAACGCAAAACGAGTTCTTCGTCTAGAACGCCAGCGCCAGCGAATTTAACCACGTTATCTTCTTGGAAAGTTACTGCTGTATCTTGTGATGCATATTCTGCACCTTCTGCTGTTAATCCTACGATTGCTTGCGCACCGAGTTTTGGAGTAAAGACCTTCATTCCAAAAGCAGGCAAGGCTGCTTGCTCAATGGAACTAATAAACGGACGTGATGAATCAATGATTCCAATAATATCGCGAAGATAAACTGGTGGAACCATGCCTGTGTTTTCTGCAACAGTTGCAACTGCAAGAGCAGCAACTAGATCGCGTGCATCTGAATCGCCACGTGCAGCAAGAATCTGCGCCTTAGCGTATTGTCCTGCTGAAACGTTGAGATCAACGCGTGGAGATGAATAAGCAACAGGTGCATTTGCTGTAACTGTTGGTTCTGACTTGGCGGCTTCAACCACTTCGGTTGTTGCCTCTGAAATGGTTTCGGACACTAGGTCTTCTCCTTCTGGTTGGGTTTTGGTTTCATCCTGAACTTGTGGTTCAGAAATTTCTTCTACTGCATTCTCGCTAGCGGCTACGCGCTCAACTCTTGCAGAATTTATTGCTGGATCTGTAACTAAACTGACCTCATGGACTGTGGCTGCTGTAATAACCATTACGCCATCTTCGTTATTCCAAGCATCGACCTTAACACCGACTGAAAATCCATCTCTCAATCCTGTGCTTGCTTCTTCGATTGCATCGTCTGCTGAAAATGTTTTAACTAAGCCGAAAACTGCTTGCACATCTGTAGCAGTAACTTCATGGCTCTTTAGGAACCCAATCGGTCTTGTACGATCATGCTCTAGGAGAAGTTTCGTCTTCTTATTAAATGTTAATGAGTTTGGCGCGAAGATTGTCTCTCCTGCGCTTGTGTATCCCTTTTCGCCCCATGCCACGATGCGACCTGAGATTTCGCGCTTGCCTGCATCGGCAGCAAATACATTAGATGAAAAATTAATTTCCATTATTGATTAGGTCTTCTTCCTCTTGGATCTGTTCTATCGACATTGCACCAATGCGATTAAGAATTTCATATACTTGCGCACGCTCTAATGCTGAACCGCGTAAGAAATCATCTAAATCAAAACGAACAACCTGTCCTGCTGGCACAAAATCAGCAAAAGATAAACGCTGTTCAATAGCAGTAAGGATTGGACGTAATGAAAAGTCCAAAAGACCTTTACGCTCTGATAATGCATTGGAATAGGTCATAGACGTAGTTTCAGCGCTAATAAAGTAGGCTGGGATACCTGCATGACGTGCAATTTCTAATGCAACGTACTGGCGTGCTTCCGCTAACTGTAATGATGCTGGATCGAAGCCAAGCACTTCTAGATTAACGTCTGCGTTTAAGAATGCTGTTGAGTTATCTTGGCGAGACTTCGACCAACTATTAATAAGCGAGCGAATGCGCTCTGCTGTTAGGTTTGTGCCATTAGATTTTAATACTGTTGCAGGAACTGGATTCTTTGCATAATTAAGAGCAGCCTTTTCTAGCCATACTGCCGCATTAACTGTGCGACCTGCTCTAGATCCGAATCCTTCCTCTAATCCTTGAAATGCTATTACGCTTCCAACGCCTGATAATGGAGCGCGCTTACCTTTAATTGAATATCCAATAATTTCGGTCATATCTACGTTGTACTCTGGAGATACCCAATCAAACGGAATGCGTGTCCAGTCTTGAATGCGACCATCTGCGTAAAGTTCATTTACAACGCCGTAACCTATGCCGTAATACCAGATATCGAATGCTAAAAATGAATAAACTACAGAACCAGCAATTCTGCGATCTGGTTGATTAATGCAACGCGTAGCATCTACATGTTGCCCAGTAGATTTTAGATAAACCTCTTTAGGCAATGTTCCAATGGTTGATGTAATGATTCCGCGAGCGCGTGCAACCGATGGAACAGTAAGAGCCTGAGGCGCTGCGACAAATGTTCCGCCGCCATCGTAGGCTGCTAATAATGAACTAACTTCAAAAGGCGCAAGAGAAGCAGCCACATCGATTTGTTGTCCGATTTGTGGCGCTTTAGTAGTAAATAAATCTTTGATTCCCATTAGTGCAAATTATACACTATTGTCCGATTTATCCTACTACGATATCGACCTCTGTTTCTGGACGTGTCGCAAAATGGCTAACCATTGCCATTGCAACTGTCGCGCAAATTGTGGCATTGCTTGCTTTTCTTCCTAAATACCATCCGCCATCCTTGAATGGCAGTTTTACCGCGCTTAGGGCTTGGTTATTTAATTCCTGCTGGTTTGTGTGGATCAATCTCCCCGAAGTAATCGCAGATAACATTTCATCGCACGCTTGCCCATATAACGCTCCATCAATCGGGTAAGTCTGGATACCTGCTGGCGCTAAACGTGCCGCAACCGCTCCTGCTGTTTGTTTTGAATATGCAACTGTCTGTGTCTGATACTTGCGAACCCAATCTGCAATTTCATTAGCCATCTGTTTATCATCTAAATTTACAGGATTACTAAATGTTGCCAGAAGTACCACAATAAACTTTTCTCCATGCTGCTGGGCTGCTATTAATGCTCCCTCTTGGCGATTCGGGCTTAAATCGATTGCCATCCATGTAGTCGCTTCACGATCTAACTTGGCTTGTGGATCCGCGCACGCTTCCCAGTTTGTAGGGTTGATTGCAGGATTTACAACTGAGACCCATTGGCATAAGACTTCGGTTCTAATAATTGATTCATCATCGTTTAAGACTGCACGCAGGTTATCTGGGTGAACTGTATAACCTAAACTGGGGTTAGCCTGTCTTGCACCTTCCCAGAACTCTGGCGAATCATCTACTGGAGTCTCTGGGGGAGCAGACCATTCAAACCAACCTATCTGGTCATTACTTCCAGCGATTGCAGCAACTGCCCTATCGCGTAATTTGTTAAGCACTACGCTATGTTGGTCTCCTGCGTTGCTGAGTATTATCGTCATAGGATTCTTTGAACTCATCTGGGTATATCTCATCGAAGACCAGACATCCATCGATTGATACTCACGAACTTCATCCATGAAAATGGTATCAACGGATGCAATACCGCGAGCAGCCGAGTTATTGGCTCGGACTAAGTAACGCTCGCCAGACTTTAGGCGGATTTCCTGTGATCCTTTAGATTCAAACTTTTTACTAAACCTTGCCAAGAGTTCTGGCGTGCCTTGAATAATCTGATCTATCTTGTAAAAGATTTCAGATGATGTGGTTAATTTGTGAGCCGTAGCCACTTGTAACTTTTCTCCGAGTTCGTACATCTTGAAAAGAATGAGCAGCGACATGAACGTGGACTTACCTTGCTGGCGGCTTAGAACGATTCCCACCTCGGATGCAGCCCAGCGCCCATCCTCTTTAAACTTTAAAACCTCATGGGCTAAGAGTTCTTGCCAAGGTAGCAACGGATAATCGATTCTTTTGCAGAATTCTATGAACTGAGCGCCTTTTGATGGAAGATCCAGAGATTTAGTGCGGATTCTCGGCTCTGTGATGCCTCTAATTCCGTCTGTAAGGCTATCTGAGCCTGTTTGGTCTGATTTAGGCATATCTAGTCGGATTCATCTTGATAGTGTCTTATTGAGTCGTTTTTGGGGGTAAAAGAAACAGGGAGAGTCTGGGGTGTTCTGGCACGCTCAAAAAATCG